ACCCTCGTTCAACTTAGTAAATAAACTACCTTCTGTATTCATGAAAGTTTTCACTCCATCAAATATAGAGAATATAATACCGATGGGCTTTAGAATAAATCCAAACAGTTTTGCAAATCCTCCTAAACTTCCTATAACTTTCATAATGCCACCAAATGTTCCACCTAATGCTTTTGTTGCTAACTGTCCTGCGGCCTTAATAGGTTGAAATATTTTAGATACACCACCAATCACAGTTTGCATTATTTTAGAGAAAGATCCTGCTTTTGTTAATTGTCCACCAGCTCCTCGCATTGCTAATAGCTTTCCATCAGCTCCTATTCCAAAAACTCTAAGTAAGCGTGTTCTGAGTCCACTTAAAGCAATAGATATTTGTGATACAATAGATGGAGATTTAAAGAATCTACCTGTTCGTGGATCTCTCAAGAGTGTTCCTTTTGCAGTCAATCCAAAAATTCTAAGAACACCATTTCTTAAACTTTTCATTCCCTTGACTATTGCTGGCCCTATTCCAGATACTCTTGCAATACTTGCTACTGCTTTTGCTTCCCAACCTCTAAGTCCTACAAAAGCTCCAGCTATAGCAGATATACCGGCAATCATTGCTCCTATACCGAATATTTCTAACCCAAACTTATCTTTAAATTCTTCACTAACAGATTTTTCTTTTTTACTGCCCTTTCTTGCGGCTTCTCTCTCTTTCTCAAGTTCAGCACCAGCTTTTAATCTCTCTAATTCAAACTGTGACTTCTGAAGAGAAAACATACTCTTGAGAGACTCAGCAGTTCTTTTTGTAAATGTAGAGATATCAGCTTGTATTGCAGTTTGTGCAATATTTACTTGTGTATTCTTTTCACTAGCCGCTGTCTCTCTTGCTTGTGATGCTCTAGTTTTTCTGATTTCGGGGAGAGCCATTACTTCTTCATTCCTGATTTGTCAAAGGCCGCAAATCCCATGAAAGCACCTACGATACCTGCTTGTGCTAAGTAGAAGAGATTTGATACGTCTGTGAGTAGTTGTATTCTAGAGTCTGGGATCAGAGGAGTAAACATAACAATAGTAAACACTAACATAGAACCCAATGCAACCCAAGCCATGTTTCTTTGATGCATTTGTTTTCTGTTCAATCGTTTGACTTCTTCACTTTGTTGCCAATGTTCGATTTCTGCATCTGACACAACACCATCTTTGTTAGCATCCATGTCATTGTATTTTGAATCTTTTTCTAACTTCTTTGCTGTCATCTTTGTTGTTTCCTTTTTTCTTCTTCTTCCTCTAAATGATTTCTTAATAGTGCAACGTATATGTCACGTTCAAAAGGAATCATATTCTCCAATTCAGTCAAAGAGTATTTATGATGATGCATAAGTGCGAAATTGAGTTGATATAAATTACTTAGCGAATTATGTATCAACCCTAAGTAAAAAAACTCTGTAAGCCCTCCAACTTTATGCTATCTTTCTGTTTACACTCTGGACATGTCCATTCTACTGTATGAGATAGTTTGGGCACATCTTGAAAAAATTTGATAAGTTTACCAAACTGAGTTTGATTTAATTGTTCTAACCATTCAGCTATTTCTTCTTTTGTAAAGTCATTGTACACGTTTTCTTTATCATACACATATTCTATGAAAATTGATAGTGCAGAGAATGCATCGTTTTCAACACCTACAACAGAACTAGAATCATTGATATATGGATATCTAACTTTAACACCGATAGTATCATCTAGCATTAGTTTACCATCAGATATATCTCCTTGTATCTTGATAGTGTCTAAATCTATTTCTAATTTAGTTTTATGTGTACACTCATTAGTCTCATCACTGTGAGATAACATCAATTCTACTTTTTCACCTACTGATTTTCCTCTTAGTTGTAGAAACAGATATTCTATATCAAACAGTGTAAGTTTATCAATGTCTACTGTATCAATAATACAATTAGATAGTATTGTTACTATAGCATTCTCTATTTCTTTTGAGTCTTCGCCTTCTAATGCCATATACAGTATCTTCTCTTCTCTTACAAGAAAAGGCCTGAATTTTATTTTCTGTTTAGTAGAGGGAATCTCCGTCATAAACTCGGGAGAAGCGAGTACTGGTAAAGCCATGATAACTCCTTATTATATCTTTCTTATCAATCCAAATGGTGTTTTAATAGAACCAACTATATCTAATCCTTGTGATAGTGATACATTTCCTATTCCTGGTAATGATGCTGATAGTCCGAATCCGTCTTTTCCAAAAGAGAATCCAAATGCGGCCCCTAATCCAGGTTGACTAACTTTGTTGTATACTACTTTATAATCTCTGTAACCAAAACTTACTTGTTGCTTAACAAGTTCAGCGTTACTCCAAGACATTTGTATAGGCCCTATACCGATAGGATATGCTTCTTGTAGTGTATGTACACTCATCAAATCTCCTGCAGTCCCAAATTGTCTGATTGTGACTGTTCCGACATACTCATCATAGTATGAAGGATTATGTTTGCCTCCAGCTCCTGATCCAAAAGCTCCTGTATTGACTATCTTATCTTGCCATTGCTCAAAGTATGCTCTTTCTCTGAAATCTTCACTCATCAGTATACTCATCGCAACATCTGTATATACAGCTCCATATCCTATCTTTCTGAGAGGGCCATATACTCTATATTCAGCAGATGCAATTGTTCTGCCTGGTATATCTACAGTATCACAACGTAACATTATGTTTCTTTCAATCGCACTTGCTCCAGGGCCAGTTACTTGCACTTCGAAGTGTGATGACTGTGCAACTCCTGATTTGCTTAACTCTGCTGAAAAGTCATTTACATTAAATGGCATTTCGACTATCTCTCCAAACTGTACTCTTACTTGCTTTCTCAAATCGTTCAACAGGAAGAAAGAGAGCGATATCCCACTCAGTAGCATTAATCTCTATAAAACGTGAGCGAACATTTGATGTAAGGTATTTCTTGTATGTTGGTTTAAACTCTTTATATTTAGTTGCGGCCTTTAATACATTATAATTTAATTTAAGTCGTGTGCTTTCATCATAGCGTTGATTGCTTGATGTTTCGTATAATGCATCCATCAATCTAGCACGTAGACGATATGGAAGATAGTGCATGTTGATTCCGTCAAAACTACCTCGTGACTGGCCAACTTTGAATATGAGTGGGAATCTGTCATAGTAGGGCAGTTTTGCTTTTGTTTTGGGATCATAGAAGAAGAAGTACATTCCCCCTAATGTTGCTCTGTTAGTAAATCGACTCTTATCACGTACTATCTGTGACGCTCCTTTGTCGCCTTTTACACTTGATGTACGTGCTTGATTACGAAACCATTCTCTTGATTGTTGTGTACGTGCAGGAAGTTGCCCTTGTCGAACTCCCTTTAGTAGTAAATCGTCAAAAACTGTTGCCATTTTTAAATAGTTCTTTCTCTGTGAGTATCATAAACTTCCAATTTCTGTCTTTACAATACTCTATTGTTGCTTCCCATTTACTCTTATTTATGCTCCATGTCTTGACTTCGTATAAATACTTCTTAGTTATGTTTCTTTGTGGATTCGGCTCTTTAGTCTCTTTATAAGGCTTTACTTCGATAACTATTGTCTCTTTTTCATTATGTTTGTTGAGTACTTGAATAAGAAAGTCAGGATAGTAACGATGATAGCGATTGTCTAACGGAGACTTATATGGTATTACTAACTCTTCAGATGCCCACTTCAGTACGTTGGGATTCTGATCAAAGTAAATCATACAGTTTCGCTCCCACAGAGAACGATAAATAATTTTTGTAGGATCACCTTTGTACTTCTTTGAGAACTTGGGTGAGAACTTGCCTTTATAACTCATAAGGATATGTATAATGCCGATCACAATAGGTAACGGAAACATCAATCTCAACTCAGATGCACTCGACAATATTAAAGCGATTAGTGATGTTAAGGGGAAACTTGCAAAGACAGGTATTCAGTTTGACGGCAGTAATGTACGTATATCAGCAAGAGAAATGTTTCTCAAAAAAGTGACACAGAGAGGAATCAAGGGCCAACTCGCTTCTCTATTTTCGTCTAAAGGAGCTTCTGGCCTCACGTTTCCAGCGGACCTAGACGATGATCATTATATCATAATGAATATAGTAAAGAGAAATAATCAGACAATTCGTGAAGCAAAAGGAAAAGATGAGATACTACAATCAATCGTGCTACCCATTCCTGGGAATCTAGCAGTAGCATATGCGGCCCAATACGAAAGCACTGGACTTGGTATACTAGGAGCGATGTCAGCAGGACGTATAGGGGGAACAACACTTAAATCGGGCGTCAAAGATGCAGTGAGTCAGATATCAAATAAAGTAAAGAGTGTAAACTCTGATTCGCAGAGTGTAGGGGAACTTCTAGCAATCGGAGGAGTTGCGGCCGCTACAACAGGAATTGGAGCTAAGTCAATGCTTGGGGCCGCTCTTATCGGTGCTGGAGGAATCTCAAGCGTAGTGACAGGACAATTACTACAAGCAGGCCTCGCTATCAATCCTCATCAAGCACAAGTCTTTCGTGGAGTAGATTTTCGCAGTCATCAGTTTGACTATAAGTTTGTAGCACGGAATCAAACAGAAAGCAACACACTTCGTAGCATCATCACAGCATTTCGTCAAGCAATGCTCCCAGGAAACGCAATCGGTAGTAGTGAAGGCAGTGCAGGCCTTGCATTTACGTATCCAGAAGAGTTTACACTATCATTCGCTCCTGGTATTGCAAGCTATCTCTATAGCATAGGCCGTTCAGTACTGACTACGATGAATATCACGTATAACGGAGAAAACATTCCGATTTTTTTCGAACAGACACAAGCTCCAGTCTCAATCACTATGAGTTTAACATTTCAAGAGACACAAGTATTAACAAAGAGTGGATTTAACTCATACGAGAACGCACAGACTAATCTAGGTGCAACAACTGATGCAAACGAAGCAATACTTCCATCTCATATAACAGGCCCATAACATGAGTAATTACTTCACATTCTTTCCTACAATACAGCATGATTTGAAAGACGAGAACAAATCAACTGAATTAACAAACATTCTAAGACGATTTCGTGTAAAGCCTAAGACAAAGAGCATGACAAGCGTGTATTATGACTATACAGTACAAGAAGGTGATAGGCCTGATACAATCGCAGACAAGTACTATGGGAGTTCAAAGCTTAGTTGGATAGTGTTACATTACAACGATATCACTAATCCATACTATGATTGGCCACTATTTGGGCGAGAGTTCACTCAGTATATCATTGATACGTATGGTTCTGTCACAAGTGCTACAAGTACTGTAAAACACTATTATAAAATACTTGCTGAAGAAAATGTGCTTTTTAATGGGGTTAAGCAAGCGAGAGAAGAGATACGGATTGATTTAAAAACATATAATAGTCTATCAGGTACCCCACATTTAAGACGATCTGAAACGCAGTATGAGTACGAAGAAGCTCAGAACGAGAAGAGAAGACGTATAAAGATACTTGACAGGCGCTATGCGAATCAGTTAATTAAAGAACTAGCATCGGTACTAGACTAATGGACGCTAAAGCAACAGGCCTTAACACTATGAGCTATCGTTTCCCAGGAGACTTTACGTTAGCGAATCTAGACTACGTGAATAGAGATGGGGAAGTCTTTGCACTGAACATGATGTATACAGAGATCAATGTGCATCAGTGTCTATACGAGCCCTTTATGAAAATAGAGATAGCAATCAACGACTCAGCAGGCTTTATCAATGAACAACCACAATCAGTAGTAGGGGGAGAGATTATCTATCTAGCTTTCAAGACTAGTGATTCGGAAATGGAAGTGATTCGTTTAGCTTTTCTTGTGAACAGTATACTATCTAGAAGACGTACAGACATAGGCCGTGAGCAGTATATCATAGAGGGTTATTCTGCTGAACACTTTATGTCTATTGATAAGAAGATATCTAGAGCGTATGGATATCCAAGTGGCCTTAAGATATCTGAGATAGTACAGAGTATACATGATGAGTTTATTAATACGGAAGTGATTCGAAACATATATCGCTTCTTATCACAAAACGAAAGAAAAGTCAACAAAGAAAATTATTCTGTTGTACGAAATGACTTGACAACTGGCCTTCATCGATGTACATTGCCGAATGTAAATCCTATTCAAGCGATTCGTTATTTACAGAAGAGTGCAGTAGGTTCTGATACTGCGAGTCTTTATTACTACTATGAGAACTTTAAAGGATTCCATTTTAAAAGCTTAGAACAATTAGTGATAGAAGAGCCTGTGTTTGATGAGTATGAGTATTATCCTTCTGCGTTTAATACTGATTCGTATGAGAGTGGCCGTAATGCTTTCTTTATCAAAGAGATGGAACGTGTGAAAGATGTAGACATGACTGCGAACATGACAGCTGGACTGTATGCTTCTACTATGATTGAGATAGATCCTTTACGTAAGGACTTTAATCGAATCGAATTTAATTATGAAAACGAATCATTTGAAACATTAAATAAACTCAAAGTTCCAGGTGGTGCTAAGAAAGATGCAATGATTCATATGAAGACATCACGAAGAGGCCATGATACTGATTCGTTTTTTAGTAGCGAATCACCTAAGTCTAGTAGAGATGTATTAAAAGATCAGAAGAGGGCCTCTTACTTCAGACAAATAACAAACAATGTGATTCGCTTGACATTGTATGGAAACTCTGATATAAATGTAGGAGATACAATTCAATGTGTGTTTCATAACGCAACGTCCTATGAAGCAGGAAAAGAAGAAGATAAATATACAAGCGGAAAGTATTTAATTACAGATGCACGACATAAGATTAGTAAGACAGACTACTTGACTATTATAGAGTGTGTCAAAGATACAGGAACAAAAGAGAGACAGATGCATAGCACACGTTCAAACACTACTACTACACCAACGACTAGTACACCGAGCGTTGCAAAGAAAAAAACAAATGCGTCTAGGGGAGCTATGCAAGTCAGATGATATTATCACTTTTTGAGTTCATGAATTTAAATAAGTATCAAGAACTAGAAGAAAAATTAATAATTTTTTCCGGAGGTAAAAACTATGGCCAAGTTGTTTTTATGGCTGGCGGTGCTGGTTCAGGTAAAGGTTTTGCGATTAAGAATTTCATGCAAGGAGAGAAATTTAAAGTACGCGATGTTGATGAGTGGAAGAAGGCTCTTATCAAGCTTGCGAAAATAAAAGGAAATGAAAAAATTTCCGGACTAAATTTACGTAATCCTGAAGATGTCTTTAAACTTCATGTTATTGTAAGAGAGAAAGGCATTAAAGATAAAACACTTGACATGCTTTTAAATGGTGCTAAGAAAGATAGATTACCTAATATACTCTTTGATATCACGATGAAAGATAGTAGTGATATCAGTGATGTTGCTCCAAAATTAATTGATGCTGGTTATGATGCAAAGAATATTCATTTAGTATGGGTTCTTACAGATTATAAACAAGCGGCGAAAGCAAATAAACAAAGAGACAGAGTTGTGCCAGATAAGATTCTTTTTATGTCTCATCAGAAGGCCGCAATGAATATGCTTCAGAGAATTAAATCTATGGTTGGTGGAAGAGTATATGGTAGAAAGCATGTTGATGGACAAGTACACGTTATACTAAACAATAGAGATAAGACTTCTTTCTATGTGGATAAGAATGGCGAATTATATACAGACAAACCACCAGTTGTAAAAGATTTTGCTTATGTCACAATTAAGAAGCAAGGTAAAGAATACGAAAAAGATAGAGGTATCTTAACACAAGTTCTACGATGGGCTTTAGAAAATGCTCCACTTTCTCCACAGTCTCAAAGTGCGATTCGAAAGAAATTTGATTTAGGAAGATAATACCATGGAAAAAAATCGGAAGTCTTTCTCGGAGTATATCTCGGAGCAGAAAGTAAAGATTCCAAATAAAGGGGACTTGGCTGAAGCAATACTAGCATGTGGTGTAGCGGCAAAGTTTTTTGATCCTACTTCTGTTGTAACGAGAGTATCTATAGAGAAGATGTTAGGTAAAGTTCTCTCTACTCGAAAAGCTCAATTAGATAGAGAAGATAAAGTGTCTGGTAAAACCACTATAAAGGTTTCTGATACGATAACTCTGAGTGTTGGTATACGAAAGAGAGAATGGGAGTTTATATCAAATCGAAAGAACTGGGACTTAATCGATTGGCAGTTTGCGTCTGTTGCAAAATACTGTAACACGTATAAGAGGCTTTTGCGATACACAAGTTTACTCTATAGAAACAGTAAAGAAAATAAAATTGTTGTTGATGCTGATGGCTTATCTGATCAGAAAGGTACAAAAGCTGATATCAAAGTAAAGATAGATGATAAAGTTGTGAACATGCAGATGTCATTGAAAGTGACAGGTGGTGATCAGATTGGACAAATGTCTGGTGTACCATTTGATAAGCAAGTAAAACTATTTTCACTTCTTGGTGTTGATGTGACACCTGCAAGAGCCAAGTATGAAGAACTAATTAATAAAGTAGATATAGGCCTTGCATTCACACATAGAGATGAAACAAAGAAAGGTTTAGGTAGAGAAATACATCTTGCAGTAAGACAAGCAAATCTTGTTGTTCATCAAGAAGCAAAGAAACAATTAGATGCTAAGATGAAAGCGAAAGATGCAAAGTTCATTGATCAAGTTACAGACTTTCTACGAAACGCCGCGACAGGAAATGATCCCACAATAGAAGTTGTCAAGCTGAGTACGAAAGGTTTCAAAAGAGCAAAGTTCGGAAAGAAATATGTTCAGAATGTAAAAGATGCAATGCCTCATTTAAAAGTAGATGTTAACAAACAACCTGAAGGCGATGCAGAGACAGTTATATATGATAGTAGAATAGGCAAATCAAACAGTGCGGCCGCAAGACTTTTTAAAATAAGAGGTAAAATAATCTTTGAGTCTAAAACAACAAAGACAGAAGGCTATCATTTAAAAATTTACGTAAGAAATCTGATAGAGTCAGGAGACTTGATGTTTGACTTAGCATCAGATTTATAGGAGATAATATGACAGAAGAAAAATTCTTACAAGAAATTAACGAACCAAAAGCACACACAGATGATCCACATGACTCTGCAAGTAAAGAAGCACTTGATGGATATATTGAGATTGACAACTTCAAGCCAGGTGGACTTGGACAAAGTAAAACGATAAAAGCAAAAAAAGTAATTATAAAGAATGGG